GGTATTAGACTACTGGGAAAATGAAGTAGAGAGCCTTAGAAACGATTCTGACGCACTTAATGAGTTCTATAGACAGTTCCCTAGAACAGAAGGGCATGCTTTTAGAGATGAAGCAAAAAATAGTTTATTTAGTTTAACTAGAATATACGAGCAAATAGACTTTAATGATAATCTTGAAAGGCAACGTGTTGTACAAAGGGGAGGTTTCTCCTGGAAGAATGGAGTCAAAGATACAGAGGTTATATGGACACCAGAAAAACATGGAAGGTTTTATGTAAGTTGGATACCGCCACTAGAGCTCAGAAACAGAGTTATAACTAAGAATGGATTTAAGTATCCTGGTAACGAGCATATAGGTGCTTTTGGTTGTGACTCTTATGATATATCAGGAACTGTAGGTGGAGGTGGGTCTAATGGTGCTCTTCATGGCTTTACAAGAATGAATTTAGATGGTCCAAGTAATATGTTCTTTTTAGAATACATCTATAGACCACAAACAGCAGAGTTGTTCTATGAAGACGTTCTTATGGCTATGGTATTTTATGGTATGCCTGTATTAGCTGAGAACAACAAGCCAAGACTTTTATATCATCTTAAAAACAGAGGATATAGAAAATGGAGCATAAATAGACCAGATAAACACAAAAACGACTTGTCTAAAGCCGAAAGAGAGCTTGGAGGAATCCCTTCGTCTCCAGCAGTCATATCAATTCACGCTGAGGCAATAGAAAGTTATATAGAAAACAATGTAGGATTTAGTGACGAGGGTACTGGTAAAATGTACTTTAACAGGACATTATTGGATTGGGCTAACTATGATATTGGTGATAGAACCAAGTTTGATGCAACAGTTAGTTCAGGTCTTGCTATCATGGCAAACCAGAAATACGTCATTAAGGCTCAAAGAAAAGATACAGAAATAAATGTTAACTTTGCAAGGTATAATAATACAGGCACAGTTAGCTCTATTATAAAGTAAAAATATGCGAGGAACTTCTGGGAAATACGTTATTGGATTTCCAAATCAATTAGCTTCAGATGCTGAGAAGGCATCGAAAGAATATGGGCTTATGGTAGGGCATGCTATAGAGTCTGAGTGGTTTAGAAAAGAGGGTGGTCAATCAAGGTTTTATAACAACCGTGACACCTATCATAAACTAAGAACATATGCAATGGGTGAGCAGTCTGTACGAAAGTACAAAGACGAGCTTGCTATTAATGGAGACATATCATATTTAAACTTAGATTGGACTCCAGTGCCTATTATACCAAAGTTTGTAGATATTGTAGTCAATGGTATATCAAACAGATTATTTGATGTAAAAGCTGAGGCAATTGATCCAGTATCTTCAAACAAAAAAGCTATGTACAAAAACCGCATCCAGACAGAGATGCGTAATAAAGAAGACTTTGAAGAAATAGGAGCTATGCTAGGCAAAAATATGTTTAGCGTACAACCAGATGCACTTCCTGAAACAGATGATGAGCTAGATATACATATGCAAATCGATTATAAAGATGATATTGAGATTGCTGAAGAAAAAGCCATTACGTCTGTTTTAAAACATAACAACTACGAACACATCAAGAAAAGACTTGATGAAGACTCTACGGTTATTGGAGTATCTGCTGCAAAGCATACTTTCAATGTTCACGATGGAATTAAAGTTGACTATGTAGACCCAGCTGACTTAGTGTTCAGCCCAACAGAAGATCCACATTTCCAGGATTGCTATTACTTTGGAGAGGTTAAGAATGTCAACATTACAGAGATCAAAAAGATTGATCCATCAATAACACAAGAAGAAGTTGAAGAAATTGCCAAGTCGGCATCTAAGTTTGATTCATATCAAGGAATGAGAGGTGGTTATAAAACTGATTCATTTGATAAGAATACTGCAACATTATTGTATTTCTGTTACAAGACTGACAAGAATATCGTATATAAGAAAAAGAAAACAGCACAAGGCGGAGAAAAAGTGCTAAAAAAAGACGATCAATTCAATCCACCAAAAACAGAACAAGCACGTTTTGAAAAATTATCTAAAAGAATTGATGTATGGTACGAAGGTGTTCTTGTGTTAGGAACAAACAAAATTCTCAAATGGGAACTGATGAAAAATATGGTGCGTCCAAAAAGCTCAATGGAGAGAGTGTATGCTCCCTACGTTGTGTCTGCGCCAAAAATGTACAGAGGTCAGATTGATTCCCTTGTAAAGAGAATGATTCCATTTGCGGATCAGATACAACTTTTACACCTTAAGCTTCAGCAGGTTGCTGCCAAGATGATTCCAGACGGAGTCTTTATTGATTTAGATGGACTATCATCTATTAACCTAGGAAATGGTAATACATACTCTCCTCAAGAGGCATTGAATATGTACTTCCAAACTGGGTCTGTATTAGGTAGAAGCTTTACTGAAGAGGGAGAGTTTAATAGCGGTAAGGTTCCAGTACAGGAGCTAACCTCATCTGGAGCAAACTCTAAGATATCCTCCCTTATTAATATGTACAACTACAATCTCAATATGTTGAGAGGCGTGACAGGCTTAAATGAAGCTAGAGATGGCTCTATGCCAGATTCTAATGCTTTAGTTGGTGTTCAGAAATTAGCTGCACTAAACTCAAATACTGCAACAAGACATATTCTCAAGTCAGGATTATTTATAACAGAAAGACTTGCAGAGTGTATAGCCTATAGACTATCTGATGTTCTTGAGTATTCTGATATGAAAGAAGATTTCATTAAGAATATAGGTAAGTATAGTGTTGACATACTAGAAGAAATCAAGGAGCTTCATTTACATGACTTTGGAATATTCATTGAGATGCATCCAGATGAAGAAGAGAAGCAGATGCTTGAGCAAAACATTCAGACTTCACTTTCTGCTGGAAAGATTGATATTGATGATGCTATTGATATTAGAAACATTAAGAATGTAAAAATTGCATCACAACTTCTTAAAGTTAGAAAAAGACGTAAAGAGAAGCTCGATAACAAGAGACAGCAAGAAAACATTGCTCTTCAAGCAGAAGCTAATCAGCAAGCGGCTATGACATCTGAACAGGCTAAACAGCAAACAGCATTAGCTAAGATGGAGGCGGAAGCTAAGATAAAACAGTTAGAGGCTGAACTAGAAATGCAAAGAATGCAACAAGAGTTTATGCTTAAAGCAGAACTTATTAAAATGCAGAAAGGCATTGAAAGTCAAATAAAGTCTTCTGAATTACAAATGCAACAAGAAAAAGAAAAATACAAAGAGGATAGGAAGGATAAGAGAACAGCCAAGCAGGCATCTCAACAGTCTAAGTTGATACAGCAAAGACAACAAGACTTAGATCCTATCGACTTTGATGGTCAAGACACGTTAGGCTCTGGCATGGAGGGAATCGTGGGCATTGATTAATTTAATAATTTTGCAATAATTTAATTTAATTAAAATGGAATGGAAACTAAGAGCTTTGGATGCCGAAGGTAATCCTATAGAGCCAAAACAAGAAGCTGCGCAAGAAGAGACGCAGGAACCTGTACAGGAAAACGTACAAGAACAAGTGCAAGAGACTGTACAAGAAGAAGTAGTAAAAGAAACAGTAGATAATGTACAACAAGAAGAAAGTGTCGAAGAGCAAGTAAAAGAGCAAGCCGAAGACACAGTACAAGAAAAAGAAGAAGTAACCAAGCCAATTGAGCTTGATGACCAAAGTATTTTAAACTACTTAAAAGAAAGACGAAACGTAGAAGTGGAGTCTTTAGACGTTCTTTTAAATAATGACAAAGAAGAAACGCAACCTTTACCAGAGGATGTGGCTCAATTCATGAAGTACAAGCAGGAGACTGGTAGATCCTTTGAGGATTATGCTAGGCTTCAGCAAGATTGGAATGCTATGGATGATACTAACGTATTGCGTGAGTATTATAAGCAAGAAAAGCCACACCTTGATGCTGAAGAGATTGACTACCTTATTAATGAGGAGTTCAGTTTTGATTCAGAACTTGATGACGAAAAAGACATCAAAAAGAAAAAGATTGCGTACAAAGAAGAATTATACAAAGCTAGAAACTACTTTGAAGGTATGAAGGAAAAATACAAAGCTCCCCTTGAGTCAAGAGAAGCTGAGATTCCTGAAAACTACAAAGAAGCTTTTAACTTTTATAATAAATATCAAGAAGAATTAGATCAAGAGTCTGCAATGCAGAAGGATAGATCTCGCATCTTCCAAGAAAAAACAAATGCCCTATTCAATGATGAGTTCAAAGGTTTTGAATTTAAAGTCGGAGATAAGAAGCAAGTTTTTAAACCTAATGATGTAAGTAAGGTTAAAGAAAATCAGTTAGACATAAATAACTTTTTTAGCCAACACTTAGATGAGAAGGGGATAGTGAAGGATGCGGCATCTTACCACAAGGCTTTGTTTGCAGCCACTAATGCTGATGCTTTATTTCAGTTCGCTTATGAGCAGGGTAAAGCAGATGCAACAGACGGATTGGTGAAAGAGACTAAAAATATAGACATGACTGTCAGGTCAAACGCACCAACCGACACTGGAGGCACAAAGTTTAGAGCAGTAGACTCAGGAGATAATTTTTCGTTTAAAATTAGAAAACGATAATTAATCACTAAAAAACTTTTAAAATGAGTGTAACTATTTCTGGAGTACAAGGTGCGTTAACACCAGCTCCATCAAAGTCGACTTTATCGACTAACTATCTAGGTTCTGCTATTGAGTTTACTTCTCAATACTTACCTGATGTATACGAAGCAGAATTTGAAAAATACGGAAACCGTTCTGTATCTGCTTTTTTAAGAATGGTAGGAGCTGAGATGCCCTTCCAATCTGATGTAATTCAATGGTCTGAGCAAGGAAGACTTCACTTGGCTGTTTCTGGAGCAACTCGTTCTGGAGACGTTATCACGTCAAATGGACACCCTTTCCGCTTAAACCAAACAGTAATCATTTCTGACGGAACTGATCAAGACAAAGCTATCGTAACAGCTGTAACTACTAACACATTTGATGTTGCTTCTTACTCAGGAGCTGCTTTAAATGCATCTATAGGAACAACTGGACTTAGCGTATTTGCTTTCGGTTCTGAATTTAAGAAAGGAACAAACGGAATGAGTGGTTCTTTAGAAGCTCCTAAAGACATCCAAACTACTACTCCTATCATCATCAAAGACAAGTATGAAGTCAATGGTTCTGATATGGCGCAGATCGGATG